TTCTTTTGTTTTTTTTATTGTTGCTTCTGATTTAGAAAGTCCAGCACCTGGAGTGTTTGGGTTGTCTTGTTTTTCTTTTTCAATAGGATCTTTAGCCATTTTATGATAATTTTGTAATTTTACTTTTAATATATTTAATATTATTTCTTAAATCTTTTACTTGTGTTCTTCTTAAAGATAAACTAGCTTCATTACTAGCCATAGGACCTGTAGGGCCTGTAGGAGACATATAAGTTATATTATATATTATATCGTCCATTAAACCATCTATCATGTCTAATAATTCATTTGCCCATTCATCAAGTTCATTTCCTAATACAGCTGGTTCTGTTGGTAAATTTTTATTAAATTTTAAACCTAAATATATATTAGGTGAGTTTACAACAAATTTACTAGCATTAGATGAGTCTGATGTTTCTTTTTGATCACTAGTGTCAAAATGTATACTACCTTTAGTACTAAAACCAATAGCTTTATCTGAATATAATAATATAGAATCTGTTTTAGCATTAAATAATAATCTGTCTGAATCTATTATTACTTGTTTACCTTGATATATTTCTCCTTTTTCTGGTTTATAAGACATATTATGTTATTTGTGTAGCTGGTAATGTAGGAATAGATGAAACTTGACTTGTAGCTGTTATATTATCTTGATATTGAGAATTGCTTCCTCTTCTTATTCCTCCAAATAAATCATGAAAAGTTGTTGAATCAGAAGCTAATGTTGTTTTTCTTCTATTAACATAAGGACTATATGATACATGCACCCAACTTTTTATCCCCCCTCTTTCAGGATATTCCCATATTAATTGATCCCATCCACTTATATTAAAATAAATATAATCATATAATTCAGATGAGGGTTTATTAGGTATTTGTATATCTATTGCCATTCCAAAACAATGTTGAGATGTACCTGATCCTCCTATAGCTTGATTTAATTCTTTAGATCTATAACCTGAAGTTACTACTAAATCTGGATATTCATCTACAATAGGATCAACAACAATATTCATTAAATTTTTTAAATTATTAATTACTGCGGTTTGAGATGGGTTTCCATCTATACCTGGCATATTATTAAGGCCTCTATTTTTTGCATCATTTGACCAAATTAAATGTTTTAACTTAAAATGTTTTCCTATGGTTTCTTCTATATTCATTTTATTTTAATTAGATGTATCAAATTCTGTATCTAAACCACCACTATTATTTTCGCCCGAACCTGGGTTTATATATGAAGAAGGTAATTCGAGTTCAGTATCTTTTTGTATTAATTGATCTGGTATTAAATCTTCAGCTTCATTTACTGCTTTAGAGTTATCTAATATTTCATCTATTCCTAATTTTTCTGTTATTGCAGATTGAGGAGGGTTAGATAAACTTTGGTCTTCATTACTAGAAGGTAATGGATTATTTAATTCATTTATAATAGTATTTTCTAAATTAGGAGATGAATTTAATAATGCTTGTTCTATTGTTTGTGGTTCTATGTATTTAGCATCCCATGAATCTACATAAGGTGATGCTTGTTCAAAATTTTGTATTCTTTGGTTAGAAGTTAAATATATAGATGAGGCATCCCCACTAATATTTTCTGTTGTAGGTAACCATCCTTTTTTATCTAAGTTAGGTGATTGTCCATTTCTTATAATTGTAATAGGATCACCTGTGTTTCCTAAATTACTCCATCCATTAGGATTTGATATTTCATTACTAATATTAGTTGAACCAAAACGAATTGAATTACCAAATCTACCTTCTAAAATCATATCACCTTCATATGGTAATAACGGTTTTATATTTAATTGTTCTTCAAAATATTGTCCTAAAGTAATATCTGTATTTCCATCTTCTGCTTTTCTAATTAAACCTGCTTCTGTGTTTTTATAATCTCTTGATGTTTTATTTGATTTTATTTCTTCTAAAGTAGGTAAAGCATTATGATGGGGATGCCCCCACATATTTACTTGGGGTAAATAGTATGTAGATGATTTTTTAATACCATATATATTTTTATCATTAGTATTTAATATTAATACTATTTCGTTTATTAAAGGATAATATTTTAAATGTGAAAATAAAGGAACAGCTGAAAGTTCATCTTTAGGATTTGCGTTTGTTTTAATTTTATTTATATCTGCATAAAAAATAGTACCTATAGCATCATATTTACCATATTCTTCTGCTAATGGATGATTTATATCTAATATAATATCCCTAACTCTAACAGCTTTTAATCTGTTTTGAGTGTTTAAAGATATATTTTCTTTACTTTTTCTTGATTTAACTACTACCATTTGTAGGCGCTTCTATTTCTTTAGGTTTTTCAACAGTTTTTGCTATCTCTTCAGCAACATTCATTAATTGATCCATTTCTTCATTAGTTAATAATCCACCATCTCCTGTGGAAGCAGCACCTGTAGATAAACGTTGTACAATAGCCGCCATCTTAATTAGTTGATCGTCATTTTTAACGCTTATTTCCATATATTCTTTAATTAATGGAACTACAACAGTAGCATCTCCTAAAGATTGAACTAAAGGACGCAATTCAGCTATTAAAGATGCTAATTGAGTAGCTTTTTTCTTTTGATTACCATGAATTTCTTTTAGTAAATCACCAAAAGATTTATCATCGAATAATACTTGATTTAATGAATCCATATTGTTTTGTTATAAATATGGAATTTTTTAGACTTTTACGTATCCTGTTTGGTCGTATTCTTGATATAAATTTTTATAATGTTTTTTTAATAACTTTGTAACTTTAGTTATTACGGGAGTATCTACTCCTGTCATTTCTCTTATATAAATATAAAGTGCTTTTTTATTAAATATATCTAAATTTTCTCTTCGTTTAAATAATACATTTATAGCATCACATACTTTTCTATCATTTTCTTTTTTAAACATAGTAAACATATGTTTGTCTATATATTCTGTAAAATAATCTATAAAGTCTTTTATATCTTGTTTACGTCCATCTCTACCCAATTGATGTAAAACTCCTTCATCTTCATCAACAGCAGTCATGTCTGCTCTTTGTTTTTTCTTTTTATAATTGTTGTTATTATAAAGTATAAGATAATTTTTTCCTACAATAGAAAAATAACTAAATGCTTTACTACCTTTTTCGGGTTTAAAATAATCTAATTTTTCTAAAAGAAAAACAATTACTTCATGTTTTAAATCTTCTAAATCATCTACTTCTGTATAATAAAATTTAAATGTATGGATTAAATTTTCTGCAAGTTTATAAAATGGATACCATATTCTTGTTTTAAATATTTCGTCTCTTTCATCTTGGTTAGATGAAGCTAAATATTCTTTAATAGCTGCATCTGTATCTGGGGTGAAATATTGTTTTTTGGTTCTTTTTCTTCCTCTTTTTTTAGGACCAGGTTCAGGGGAATTAGTATTTAGGGGTTCTGGTGGAGGACTAGGGGCATACTTAAGTTTGTTTGACATGTGGTTTTTACTAATTTTTATTTAATTGTAAACTCGTTTAGAGCTTCTTGAATTTTTTTTACTTCTGTAAAAAAGAAACCTATTTGGTCATCAGAACGAAACATACCTTTATCATCAATTTCTTTTAATCTTTTATCACAAGCTTGAATTGCTTCACTTTGTTTAGTAATAAAATTTTCATATTCTACTTGTATATCTTCTAATTTTTCAGTTTGTTTAAGTAAATTTCTTATAATAAAAAAAGAAACAACTACTACTGATGCTAATATTATACTAAGTGTTATTACTGTTGTCATAAATTAATCTTTAAAAAATGAATCTATAACATCTAGTGTTGCTGATGCTAATTTAGGATTATTTTTTGTATTTATTTTTTTAGCTGTTCTAAGTGTTTTATCACCTTTAGTAGCGTTTGCTGGTTTCGATTTAGGAACAGCACCTGATGCATTATTCCATAATTCAAATTCAATTTGAGCAGCCATATGATCTGCTTGATGCATTAATAATGGTAGATGTGTTCTTAATCTAGTTTCTTTTTGACCAGACATAAAATAAAATTTATTTGATTCATCATATAAACCGTCATGTATTTTAATTGTAATAAATTCATTTTGAGTTAATTTACAACCAATTTCTTGAAGTATAAATAATGAACGTTCTGGAACTTTCATAGCAGGAATATCAGTGTTAAACTTATAAATCATACCTAGTTTATCAACATGCCATTGTGAATCGTTTGGTTGATAATATTCACCTTCTTGTTGCCCCATTTTACCTAAATCATGGAATAATGCTGCAAAATGCATTTCTTCTATAGTATATGTAGAAACATCACCCCCCATTGCTTTCCATGTTTTATATAATTGATTTGCACAATCAAACACACGTAAAACATGGTCAGTATAACCACCTGCAAATGCTGAATGGTGCCAATTTTTACTTGATGCAGGCATCATCATCATTCTTTCTTTATATTTGTCTAAAAATGGAAGTAAAATATCTGTTCTTTCTTTTGAAAATGATGTTGTAATTTCACTTATATAACGGTCCCAATTTGATTGGATTTTTTCTGCTGATAGCATATTATAAATTTCCTGTGTTTGGTGTATTTCTTGAACCTAATGGGTTTGTAGATGAAACTGAGATTATGTTTTGTAAATCTCCAAAACGTTCTTTTAATGCTCCCTCTTCCATAAAACGAATAGCATCTGCGTTTTGGTTTCTTTTAATTAAATCTCTTAAAGTATGTAAAGATTGATCTAATCTATCTAAAGCTTCTTGTGTTTGTCTAGCGTATTTCATAGTTATTTTTTAATATATTTATTCGTAGTATTTTTCTTTGGTATATCCAAATCCTTTTTACGAGGTTTTTTTCTTTTTATTTTTTCTATATGAGGGTAATACTCCTCTGTATATTTTTCAATGTTTCTAATTTTCATTTGTATATTTTTCGTATTGTAAATTACACCAAATCATATTATCTTTTATCATTTCTTTTCGATCTGGTGGTATATTAAGGAAATCTGTTGTTTCAATTAAAAGACCTATCGCTAATATACGGGTTAAATCAGATTGTGTTCCTTTTTCCTGTATAAGTGTTTTTAATAATTCAACACT